GTATTCTCCGTAAATTCTCTCGACGAGTTCAGATCCTATATACAACTCTACGTATTGAATCATAAGAGTCCCGACCGAGTCGAGGACCTGTACCTCATTGCCCAGTGCGGGTGGGAAAACCTTGAGGTACATGTTTGTGATGAGATCACCGGCTCTTGGAAGCACGAGTTCCTTCTCAGAACCAAAAATAACTGTGTTATCGGCTGGAAATTGCACCCTGATTACTCGGGATGAAAAAAGGGTCTGCCCGACATATTTTTCGACAAAATATGTCACTTCCGGGTCTGCACTCAGATAAATATCCTCTTGTCCGAGATAGGACAAACTGGCTCTTCCTGCCATCTCTAATACATTCTGGGATTAAAAAACCAGTCGCACAGCGACTGTGCGCCGAACGGAACTGACTAGAAATCGTTCGAGTTGAACATGAGTCCGGCGATGCCGTCCTTTATTCTTAGAATATTGTAATTTATTCCTATAACTCTTAATTGTTTTTTAGTTGCATACGACGCTGTATTAAGTTGAATAAAAATGTCACGAATACGACTAAAGTTTACTTGACCATAAGGTTGAGGTGTATTTGTCTGATTTGTAAAAGCGTACATGTAAAAGTTCCTGGTTGGATAATTTGTGTAATGGTCGAATGGTTCAATAGAATTGAGGTACAGTGCATCCGTCACATCTGCAGTGAAAGCCTCGGATGCGTTAAAATTCATAGCCAAACTATTTAGGTCCGAATATTCATAAGGTGTGGTTCCATCGAGTTGTAGAATAAAAAAAAGTTCACGGATTGGATTTATAAATTCCAGGTTGAAAATTGCCGATGTAAATTCAGGAGCCAAATCGAACTTTTGATACTGACACTGTTGAATTAAATAATCAATTTGGGAATTTTTGAACCAATTAATTTCGGGATCGGCTAAATAAACATATTCTGTAATAATTGTTGCAATAAGAGGTGTAGTTATACTCGAAGTGTTCACGGCTGTCAAATCTTGGAGATTTCTGAACGTGACGTGAATCTCGACATCTTGTCTCCCTAATGAAACGAGTGGCAAATAAAGTCCGGGATTTTGGAAAAAATAGAACGGAAGGTTTGTGAAATAGGTTCTTCCAGGTGGATAAATTTGAGTTCCTGTATCGTATTTTCCAGTAAGCAGCTTGAGTCCAGGTTGATTTTCGTAAGTTACATACAGATCATTATAAATTTCGATAAATTCGCCCGTAAGAGTCTGAATCGTCTGTCCACCGATGACTAAATCTGCGCGATCTATGAGCCATGTCCCGACTGAATCGTAGTAGTTATAACTGACCGTGGGAATCACGTTTGAAGCGACAGGGTAAACTGAAATGTACGTATTCGAAAAAATATTTGTAGTTGAACCCACTTGATCTGTTGTTATAGTGATGGGGACATCCGTAGCAATCTGAGTCACACGATAAGGCACGGTGACTGTAATTTGAGGAAAAAGACCGCCAATGTCAAAATTGTAAGTGTTGGTCCCGAAAGTGATACTCCTCACGTTATCAGATGACGAAAGTACAGCTGTTAACATGTACGTGGCAATGTTTGAAAACTGAAGATTTCCGGTCGTCTGGTTGACCGATATAATATTGGAGTTTGTTCCCGCTGGAAGACTGTAATTTGTTGTAAAATTCAGGGGGGTATTAGACCCTATGGATTGAACTTGAGCCGAAGGCTGAAGTAAGATGCCGTTGTTGGAAAGCACAGTCTCGTACCCCGTATAAGACTCAGCCCCTATTTGAGTCACGGTGTAATAGGATGTGTTTAAAATGGTTATAGACGATGTAGAATAAATATTTGTGAAATATTTTTGGGTCGTACTTGTGACCACGATAGGCATGCTGAAAGCGATGGTGGGATCACGCCCCTGGAGACTCAAGGTTGTGTAAGCGTAATCAGGGGTCGTTGAGCTTGTGTTCCATACGGAAACATTTGCTACATAATTTTGAGGAGATTGTGCGAGATAAATAACACCAGAAAGCATCCATGTTCCAGTTGAACCAAATGTCATGGAATGATCAGCCCCCAAGGTCACAGTTGTGTTTTGGGGCGTTACGATATTTCCAAAAAATGGAACTATATTATTTGAAACTGATGTATTTGTATTAAACATGTACAAATCATCGACAGGGGTGACTGTCAAGTAAGTTCCAGGTGTAAATTGAGTTACAATAGACGTTGTATTTGCATAAAAATAGTACGTATTTGCTGTACTTGTTACGGCGAGAGGCATCAAAAGAGGCATGGAAGGGTCTGGCGAAACACGGAAATCGCATGAGTAAGCAAATTGAGGCACGATTGGAATTCCGTTTGGATAAATATCTTCTTGATTGTCCGAGCCATAAGAAATATTGAGAACTGAACCTGTACCCAATGAAAATGCTGCGCGAACCATGTAAAATCCTGTGTTTCCAAATTTGATACGACCATTATTTGTTACGCCATAGGCGAGTGGGGACGATTCCTGATTTATCCAATTTGAAAAATTTATAAAACTCTGAGTAGCTCCTGGTATAGAATAACTCACGGGAAGACTCAAAAAAAGACTGCTTCTTGTATTCAATAGAGGTACTCCTGTACTTTGAATCCAACCAGCCTGTTGAAGAGTAAAATCAGATGAACGCGTAGAAACTACATTTGAAATATAGTTTGCAGACAGGTTTGATGTTGCGATACTATTGGCAGCGGCATTCGACAGGGAGGTTCCTACGGTGTAGATCAAATTGGAAGAATTCGTGGGTGAAACGGCTCCAACCTTGGGGTCGAGTCCCCAAAATATTCCTCCATTCTGATCCACCTCGAGCGTCGCGCAATTTGAAAAAATAAATTGATTGAGGGCGTTTGAATAACTTACAAAACTTGTAAGAGTCTGAGAAATCCATGTATTCTGATTGTATGTTGAATAGTATGTGACCGCCGAATACGGAAGACTGAAGTACGTTCCATTTATGATGATACGAGGGTTGGTTGTTGGACCCGCAACTATGTCCCATGCCCAAAAATTACCAGGGTCAAAAAGTGGGGGTAATTCAACTTTGAGTGTGAGCGCTCGTATAAGATCTCCTTTAGGAGGGATCCTACAAATGTTATTTTGACCATAGACAACTTGCTGATTTTGAAATGAAATATCATAAGCTTCAAGTACAAAGGGGGTATGACGCTTATAAACCCCTGAAAAATACGTCACTTGAGGGGAACCCGTGAGATATGCGTCCTGTTGCCCAATTGCAGCCAGCTGGATATAGCCAGCGGACATCTCTAATAAAGGAAAACATTAGTTTCCGCGCACGCACCCGCGTCTCAGCTCACTCTGAATTTTGATCGCACAAATTAGAGGATGAGTCAGTTGCAACTCAGGCGATTTGACCCATCAAAAATAGGTGATGATAAGGTTTGTGTTTTTATAGGGAAACGTGGGACTGGCAAATCGACTCTGGTTACAGACATTCTCTGGCACAAAAAACATATACCAGCAGGGATTGCCATGTCAGGAACTGAGGATGGTAACGGACACTATAAACAATTTATTCCTGATCTGTTCGTTTATGGCGAATACAGAAAGGATGCTGTTGAAAAGCTCCTCGAGAGACAGCACAGGCTCGTCAAGAGTCTGGGCAAGGATAAAGCCCCTTCCGTATTTCTGTTGATGGACGATTGCATGTACGACAAAGCCTTCATGAGAGACGACTGCATGCGCCGACTCTTCATGAACGGTCGCCACTGGAACATCTTCTTCATGCTGACGACCCAGTACTGCATGGACATGCTTCCGTACGTTCGCACCAACGTGGACTATGTGTTTGCTCTCCGTGATAACGTCAGGCAGAACCGTGAAAACCTTTACAAAGCTTTTTTCGGGGTTTTTCCAACCTTTGACCAATTTTGTCAGGTTATGGATTCTTGCACTGAAAACTATGAGTGTATGGTTCTTGATAATACATCCAAGAGTAATAAGATTTCAGACTGTGTCTTTTGGTACAAGGCGCCAATCCGCAAAAACTTCAGGGTGGGTGGAGCATCCTTCTGGCAGTATCACCAGCGCTTCTACAGTCCACGTGCCGCGAATGGACCACAGGGAACTATGAGTGCACCAAAACGACGGGGTGAAACGGTCGTAGTGAAAAAGTCGCGGTAGCAGGCTCTACTTAATTTCCATTTAAAATTCAATAATGGCTGGAGTCATGACATATGATCCGAGTGTAGACAGTATAATGTCACCAATTCCTTCACAGGAAATCAATTTAAATGAAGAATTAGCTCGTGCAGCTTTGGAGCGTCAGCAGACGAGTGTCCCATCTGGACTTTCTCGCAACTCTAAAGAAGGTGAAAACAAGGCGGGACCTCCAACCGGTCTTTTGAGAATGCCTTTAAATGCGCCTGAAAAAGATATTGTTGAATCTCAAATGGCATCTTTCGCAACACCTATTGACGATATTATGCCAGGTCCAGGACAGATGATGCAGGATGAGATGATGGGGTCCCCCTATGTTCAGGCGCCCCCTCAGAACGGGAAGGTTTCGAATGATGATGCACCCAAGTCCCGTAGCAAGAACCCATTCGGTCTCCAGGATGATCAGTACCAGGCACTCCTGGCTGGCGTTGCAGCGGTCGTCGCATTCTCCAAGCCAGTGCAGGGCAAGCTTGGAGAAATGGTTCCAAAGTTTCACGGTCCATCAGGTGAAGTGTCTCTGACCGGACTGGCTGTGACTGCACTCATCGCAGCCATCGTGTTTTACCTGGCAAAGAAGTACTTGGTTGATGGAAATTGATATTTTTAATCTACAATTAACATTATATGCACAGTGCTAAGTTCGAGCTTCAGGTTATGAAAGCTGTCATTGCCCAGAAACGTAGACAAGCGAATAAAATGACACCCAGTTCCGTTAAAACAGCTCTTCTAAGAAACGTTGCTAAAGCTCAGAGAATCGTTAATGTTTTGTCAAAGTACGTCTGATTTTTAGTCCTTCACAACGTCCCCACAATACGTGCGAGTCCCTGTAGGTGTATAAACTCCCGCATCTATCGCAATCTTTTTAAGTTTATCAAAATGTTTCCAGAAATTTTTGGTGTGGTCATACTCCGGTACTGTCATATGCGCCAACTCATGAATCAAAACATACATTGCAGAATTTACATCTCCTCCATCCAGACAGATGTAAATTTCATACCCTTTATTGACATTAGAACCAATTGGACCGTTGTCTTTGTTCCAATCTATCATACCTGTTATGATTGAGGGCTTGTAGACGGGGTGCCAAAGAGGGTCTCCTGTACGGCGCAATAGTTCAAGCAATATCCAGTATCTCATCTTGAGTTCACTGAGAATTTCAGGTTCTTTATTGACTGAGACTATGTAGACGAGGACGACAAATAACATTACGAAAATTGGAATATAT